CTATTATCCAGAAGGTAACGATGATGTCTCCGTTTAATGCTACGCCTCCATTATTTTGCAAATCTAGTGTAAATGATCCTGCTGCCGGTTTCACTCTTTCTAAAGACATTAAAGCTGCATTTGTTCCAACATTACTTACAGTTGAAAGTATAGCTGAGGTTGTAGTACATATGCTATTCGTTATTGTAAGAGTAACGGTTGCGCCAGCTGCAGTTGTCTGCCCTGTAAATGTTGCAACTCCAACATTAGCATTGATTGTTAAACTTACGCCAGCTACAGAAGCAGTTGCAGGTGTCATTGTCATTATACCAGCTGCATCCATATCTATACCGCCTGAACCAGCTTTTAATGCAAGCGTTGCAGAACCACCTGTTGCACCTACAGTTGTAGTTCTATTACCTTGTGTAGAAATATTTACTGCTTGATTTACATTATCATTGGCAATATTAACAGCTGCTCCAGATGAATTAACTGAAACTGCTCCTGTTCCATCTACATCAACGGTTCCTGTAGAAGTGATAGAAGTATTACCAGAACCAGATTGAATAGTTGTAGAAGCCGCTCCTGTGGTAGAACCTAGTGTACATGCTTTTGCTGCAGCGTCTGCGCCAAGCGAAATTGCACCAGTTCCAGTCTGCAAAGTAAATGCGCCATTTGTTGCATCTACAGTCATACCACCAGTTCCGTAGTCTACGTCAATACCACCAGCTGCATCCGAAGCATTAATAACAATAGAGTTAGCAGCTGCGAGGCCTGCTGCTAATGTAACACCACCAACATCTGACAATAATTGTACTGAAGCTGAAGCTGTACCTTGGTCAGCGTGTAGTCGTATAGTTTCTGTAGTACCACCATTAGCATGGAGATAAATTGCATCTGCTGCATCTTCCGTAGCGCCTATTGTAACGGAACCACCTGTTGCTAATACGTCTATACCATTAGTACCAGCATCGATATCTATACCACCTGCAGCATCTGAGGCAGTAATATTAATAGCATCTGCTGAGGCTAAGCCTGAAGCAACTGTTACACCACCAACATCAGAATGTATATTAACAGAGGTTACACCTGTACCTTGATCTGAATGAATATCAACAGTTTCAGAAGTACCACCGTTAGCATGTAAATATATTGCCTGAGCAGCATCTTCTGTAGCACCTAAAGTAAGAGATCCGCCAGTTGCCAACATATCTAATCCGGCTGTTCCACAATCAATATCAATACCACCTGCTGCATCTGAAGCAGAGATATTAATAGCATCTGCTGAAGCAAGTCCAGAATCTAGAGTAAGACCACCAACATCTGAAATTATTCCAATAGAGTTAATAGCTGTACCCTGATCAGCATGTAATCTAATCGTTTCAGAAGTACCTCCATTAGCGTGTAAATATATCGCATCTGCAGCATCTTCACTTGCTGTAGCTGTTATAGAGCCGCCAGTCGCTGTTACTGCAATACCACCAGTTCCAGATTGCAAAGTGGAAGCACTTGTTGTATTTGTTGATCCTGCAGTAAATGTTCTAGCTGCTGCACCTGTACAAATATTGACTGCTTGTGCGTCAGCATCGTTACCAATCGAGATTGCACCCGCACTAGAGTTAAGCTCTAGAACACCATCTGCATCTAATAAAAGAGTATCATCAGAATCTATGGTTATATCACCGGTTCCCGTAGATGCTAATGCAATTGATCCAGTTCCAGCATTTATCGCAACTCCTGTTGCACCAGTTACGTTACCTATTGTAATAGTTCTAGCCGCAGCTCCCGTTCCCACATTAATATTCTGAGCCACTGCGTCGTTTCCAATTCCTATAACGCCTGCGGAAGAATTAAGTTCTAATACGCCTGCAGAATCAATAGTTACAGCGTCTGTAGAAGTAAGAGCTAAATCTCCAGTTCCTGATTGAACTGTTGTAGAAGAAGTAGTTGTTGTAGAACCAAGAGTAGTGGCATGAGCTATTGCAGAAGCTCCAAAAGTTGCGCCACCTGTTCCACAATCTACTGCAATAGCAGTTGCACCAGTTGTATTTCCTATTGTAATATTTTTAGCTGCTGCGTCTGTACCAACTCCTATAGCACCTGTTCCTGTAGCCAATGTATAAGCACCATTTGTTCCTGTTACAGTCATACCGCCTGTACCGTAATCTACGTCTATGCCACCTGCTGCGTTAGAAGCATCGATTATAATAGAATTTGCTGCCGCTAAGCCTGCATCTAGAGTGATACCTCCAACATCTGATATGATACCTACAGAGTTAACTCCTGTTCCTTGATCCGAGCGAATTCTAATTGTTTCACTTGTTCCACCATCTGCATGCAAATATATCGTGTCTGCACCATCAGTATCAGCTGTAATTGTCATGTCTCCTGAGCTCATATTAAGATCTACGCCTGCAGTAACTGAAGTTCCTGCTGTGACTGAAGTAGCTGCAGTTAAAGAGCCTGCAACACTTGGACTAGCATCTAAATTCACGGTAACGGTCGCACCAACACCTGTAGTACCTATATTTGTTCCACCCGCTATTGAGGTTGCACCAGCTAGTGGAGTTGCTGTTCCTGCATCTGTTGGGAATGAGCTTGCCGTTGCACCTGGTGCTCTTAGATCTATCGAATTAGCACCATTAACAAATGTAATACTGCCATCTCCTGAAGTAAGATTGGCCCATGCTGCTGCTGCTCCTGTCGCACCTATTCTGACTTGTCCATCAGTACCATCCGGAGTAGCATCTGCTATTTCTGTCCATGTAGCTGATAGTGGACTACCTGTCTTTGCCGTAAGTATATATATCTTACTAGTTGTAGTATCGACCCATAATCTCCCTAATTGTGTTAGATCACTAGTTGTGGGAGCTCTCTCATATTCAAGGGCAATATTCTTTAAGCCTATTGCCGCTATCTTTTTACCGTATGATGTAAATATACGAGGAAGTTGTTCTTTAATAGCCATTAGTATCTCCTAAATTAGAATTAAAAAAATATCATAGCATTTCTCTCGTGGAAACTCCTGAATTAATTCAGGAGAGGAAACGAGCTTTAAAAAGCTTGCATTTCCAGGGTTCTCTGTTAAACTATAACCATTACTAAGAATTCGCTACAATAATTGAAATTTAAACTAAAGGCACGAAGTTATAATAACGGATACAGTTTCAACAGTTATATAAAAATTTCAAAATATATGATGCATAGCTACATGCCGTGCACCTAGGCTGCAGTCAATCAGCCAATCGTAATTTGTATTTCAAGTTACAAGCTTTCGACTTTAGTCGAGGGTAGTTGACATTCACTATACTTAGCCACACAAAAAAATAATATAGATTTAGTCTATAGCCGTTCTTCTTAATTCTGCTACTTGTTGTGGAGTAAGTACATCTGCAAGTCTACCGGTACGGCTAGCAACATACTCAGGAGATGCACCTAATGCAGCATATATATTGCCCATTGCTGGACTGTGTCCTTTGGCCATTTCTACCGCAGGCTCTGCAAGTCTTTCACCTGCAAATGCTCCTCCAAAGCCGAGAGCCAATCCGCCAAGGCCACCCATAATTGCTCCTGGTATACCACCTGCAGCTCCACCAGCTGTAGCTCCATAAAGCCCATAAGTCAACCCTCCTGCTACTCCTGCTTTTGCACCAGTCACGCGTCTATCATAGATCCTTTGCTTTTGCTGCAACCCTTTATCATTTTCTATTTTTTTAGGTATTTCTCTAAGAGTCTTAAAATATTTTTTATAATTGGGTTTCATTTTTTTATCTACTCTGGTAAAGAAACCTGGAACAAATTTATAATTATTTTTTTCATATAATTTTTGGGCTTCATTGATTTTACTTAAATGAAGTTCAGTTTCAGCTATCGCATTATCTATAACAAATGCACGTGCCCTATATGATTGATATAGATTAGGATTTTTTTTAGCTGCGGCAGTAATAACTTTTGCTGCTCTTATACCGGAACCTCTAAGATCTCCTAAAAGCCTAAATAATAATCCTGCAGTCTGCTTCTCAATAATTTGTGCAGCATCTCCTCTAAATCCACTAGCATCTATCCCCATTTTATCTTGTAAGAACCCTATAAAAGTATTGAAAGCAGGATATCCAAAGTCAACATTAGGATTTCTATTAGCTTCTTGCATATATTTCAATGCTTCAAGATCTTCTAGCTTACTATTTTTTGAATCAATTAGTTCGGCATACCTTTTACCATATTGTTCAATTAGCTTATTTTGCTGCTTTTCTTCTTGTTCTAGCTTCTTTAACTTATGGGCTCTATCTTCAGTAAGAATTTTTCTTTCGAATTTTGCCTGTTCTAATGCAGTCTTCTGCTCATCTAATAATCTCTTTCTATCTGCTTCTGCTAGTTTCATTTGAAGTTGCTGGTCACTAAGAACAGTATCGCGTAATGCTTTCTTGCTATCGTCAATATACTTTCTTATTAGCATGTATTGATTTTCATCTAAGCTTGCATTTTTTAAGTTGTCTTCTAATGCAGCTATTCTATTTGCTTCATCTGAGATAGCTAAAGCATCTTCTGTAGTATATGGCTGTTGTTGAGGAAACACTTGTTGAGAAGGTAACTGTGGCATATCAGGCATTTGCCCAACTTCTTCTGGAGCCATACCAGGCTGCATTTCTTGAGGTGCCATGCCAGGTTGCATCTCTTGTGGAATTTGTCCTGGTATTTGTTCTGGCATTTCTTGCTGTGGTGCTTGACCTCCCAACACTTGTTGAAATTCTCGTGCTCCTAATCCCTGTAATAATTGTGGTAGTTGCTGCGATGGAACTTGCGCATATTCGCTCAATTGTTCCTCAGATATATTAGGATACCTAGCTTTCAATATTCTTCTGTTAGCATCGAATTCTCGTTGCATTTTGTCTTGTTCTAACTTTGCTCCAAGATAGCCGCCTAAAATCTGGCTAAGACTAGTTCCTAGCATTCCGGCGAATTGGCCTCCCGGAGTCATACCTCTATATGGATCGTAAGGCATTATAGTCTCCTTATATTTAATTACTTAATTACTGGATTTGTGAACTTAACCGGCTTTCTAAGAATATCTGATATTGATTGTTGAATATATGGAGTTGTTGCTTGTTGTAATTTACTTGCTGCAATATCTAATCCTTCAGGAAGGCCTGGTTGAGGTTGAACTCTTTCAAGTGGTAATGGTCTTGCAACCTGCTGACCTGAAAGTAGCTCTGCGGCAGATAATCTTCCCCTTTGTGCACCTACTTTAGCTCTTGCAACCATTTCTCTTGCAGCTAGGCCTTGTCTTCTTTGTGCACGTTGAAACTTTTGTTGTTGTTGCATACCCTGTAATTTACTTAAGGCTTCTTGAGTTGCTTTATCAACTTTCAAGCCGGCTTTTTTAAGCTTAAGAGCTTCTTTTTTCCCTCTAATTTCAGATTCTTTAATATCTTGTGCCGCTATTTGTGGCCCAAGCGCTGCTAACATTTGCTGATCTAACCCCTGTACAACTTCTTCTGCCGGAACAGGACGTCCATAAAATCGTGCTGCTTGTTGTTGTAATTCAGGAACTGCAAATTGTAATGCACTTGGTAAAGCTGCACCTGCTATTCCCATCCCTGTACCACCTCGTAATCTTGTGCCATATTGTTCAGGACTAACTAACCCTAATCTTTCACCTAATCTTCTTACATATGGATTTATACCAAGCTCTTCTCCAAGGCCATATAGAGCTTCTCCCGTTGCTAAGATATTTCTTAGTTGTTGTGCACGCCCAGGAGCTCCTATGAATTGCCCTAACCCTCTTACTCCACCACCAAGTGCTTGTCGTAATTTACTAATTCTTCCTGTAGGTCTTTGCCTAAATAATCCAAAGCCTTTTCTTAAGGTAGATCGAGGATCTTCACCTGCTATGAGCCCGGCAAGTCCTCTGGTTCCACTCTGTAAATATCCTGCAGGAGTTCCCGATAAAAATCGTCCCAATTGTGCAAATTCTGGATCTGGTTGCCCATATCGTCTAGCGATTTCTTGTGCACCTAGACCAAGTAATGATCCTACTGTGCCTCCTACGGCAGGTCCTAATGGGGTACCTGTCAATGTACCTATTGTTCTTCCCAGCGTAGCACCAGCTTGAGTTCCATAAGGAGCAAGCGCGGCTGCAATAGATTGTGGAGTTGTACGCTCAGGACGTAGCATATTTACTAAGGCATCATATCTATCTAGCATTTCGCTTTGACCAGGAGTTCCAAATCTTTCTACTGGTGGCGCACCTCTTCGATAAGCCTCAGCGCCCATACCAAGTAATTCTCCGCCAGCCTTTCCTATTTCTCTAGATGCTACTCTTATTTTTGCATACTTTGTTCTTACTGCATCTATTTCTTCTTGTGCCTTTCTTTCAAATAATTTAGGGCCAGATTTACCTAACTCTCCTGGAAAAATATCCTCATATGCTTCATAAAGATCTTTATATTTCTTTTTTATTGATTCTTTTTCTTTTTCCTCTCTATCTCGTAATTTTCTTTCCGCGATAGGAGATAATTTCTCACCTAATCTTCCTACTTGTTCTGCTACTATTCCTCCAGGCGTAGTAACTTCTTTTTCAGCTGCTCTTTGAGCTTTTACAGGTTCAGGGGATACCACCTCATATGCTGGCTCATCCAATAATTTCTGAGAAGTCTCTGCGATTGCTTCTTGCTGCTCTTTACTCTTTAGCGTTTCTACATCTCTAAATTCTTTAGCTCTGTCATATAAATCTGCTAAATCTTTAAATTCAGGATCTTCTCTCATAGATTTTGAAATATCCGTAAATTTTTTACCTTCAAATGTCTTTAGATAATCGTCATAAGCTTGTTGTTCGCGCTTGCTTTGTGGATTATTACTAATGACATTAAGTAGCTCTTTATCACTTAATTTCCACTTTTGTCTAAAATTTTTAAAATCTTCAATACTCATCTTTTTTTCCTTTTCCTCGTCATACTTATTCATTGTTGTAAGAAATAGATCAGCAAAGCTTCTTTTTCCGCCCGCCTTTACATGATCGTCAAGTGCTTTGTCATAATCTTTTTTAGCTTTTTTTAAAAGATTTTTAGCATATGCTTTTGAGTGTGCTTTCTTAAAAGCTGCTATTATCGCTTTTTCTGACATATCAGGCTTAGCCATACTACACTCCTTGAGGCGCTTGTTGAGCAATGTATGGTTCTTGCTGTCCAATTCTGTATTGTCTTACACCTTGTCTATATCTTTCACCTTCTAAAATATTTCTTAATTGCGCTTCGTCTATACCAAGTTGTTGTTGACCTAGATATTCAGCCTGTTGACCACCTAATTGTTGTTGTCTAAGTTGTTGTAAGAAATTTTGCAATCTATTTTCTGCTTCTCCACGCTGCAAGCCAGTAGCACCTGCTTCAAGTTCTGCCATAGCTGCTCTATTTGCATAATCTGAAAGCAATCTAAATCTATCTCTAGCAAGACCAGTAGCACGTCCTCTTAAGGCTTCAGACATCATAGCAAGTTGTCCTGAAGTTCTTCCCACTGGGTTACGTACAGGTCCTCTTCTTGCGCCAATACGAGCTAGATCTTCTTGATATCCTGTCCGTGCAGTCTGGCCCATAGCATTTAAAATTGCAGTAAGATTTCCAGGACGTGCTGGTCGTGCTTCTTCTCCAATTTCTTGTGGTAATCCTGCGGTAATATCTTCACCTCGTTGCATTCTAGCCTGTTGTGGTAAAAATACTCGCTGTGGCTGCTCTAATGATTGCAATGCTTCTGCAAGATTTTGCCTGCGAAGTTGATATTGCTCTGGAGTAACTCCAATTCTTTTTAATACCTGTGCTCTTTGAAATCTTGCATGTCTGCCAGGATCTCTCCAATCTTTAAATTTGCGAACTAAAGCAGCTGCACCACTAATAGCAAAAGGTGCAGCTATTGATGCTCCAGTCTTAAGTAGTGTTGCTAATGGAATAGCCATAATATTTTTCTCCTATCTATGATATACATATCATTGAACGCGTTCACATTTATAGTAGTAGTGATAATAAAAAAATTAGAGGAAAAGATATGGCTCAAGAGATTTTAATAGCAAGTAAAGTTTCATATTCACAAAATGAGAAGGAATTGGTACGAAATATATTTAATAAAGTGAATGAGCTTGTCAACATAATAAATACTAAAGATACTGCAATATTTGATGGTGATGAATTTTTTACATCGCAGCAATGGTATGTTGGTAAAGATCAAGGACAGCAATTAATGATTTACAGAAAAGTCTTTCCAAATGTTGGTGCACTTCCAAATGCAGGAAGATTAAATTTTCCTCATGGATTAGCTCTTGATAATACTTGGGATTTTGTAAAAATTTATGGAGTCTCAAAAGATCCTGTTTCACTTTTTTTTGCTCCACTTCCTAATGAGAATATTTTTATGGGACTCACTGCAACAGATATACAAATAGATACTACTTCAGATTGGAGTAACTTTACCGATACGCGAGTTGTCATAGAATATACGAGACCTTAAATATATTTTGCTGGTTCTGTATAAAGCATTATTGCATTAATTGTAAGTTCTTGGTATGGAATATTTGCATCTAAAATTTCATTTGCACCAAATGATATAACCAATGAAACACTTTCACCAGTTGTCTGAGTATATACATGGTGCCATACTCTATCTTGCTCTGCTTCTTCTGGGACTAATGCATAAGCTGCTGTTTCAAGTTGCCTATCTCCCAAGTAATAGTTGAAAATAAAATTTTCTATATTGGAATTATTTGGTCTTCCAATAATATCATATATTCCATTTGTTGCAGTACGATTGACATTGAACGCAATTTTATTTATTGAAGTTCCAAATCCCTGTTTCATATATGGATTAAATTGCTTTGTTATAATTCTTATACTATCAACAAGCGCTATAGTTCCATCTCCCAAATAATTACCAACTACTGATGCATCATTGAGAATTCTAATAGTATTAGCATCTACAACTTGCTGAATTTCATAAGAACCATTAAGATCTGCAAGCAAAGAATTTTCTATTCTAACTATAGAATCTACTTCTAATTGATGATTATATATTCGTAAATCAATATTATTTGCATCAAAGCGTGAAACAGCAATTATACTTTGAGATGAATAATTCTTATAACTACTTGGGTTAAATAGTAATGTATACCCTTTATGATTACCATATAATGGTAATGGCTGCACATAGGTAGATCCATTTGGTGCAGTATATAATGTTCCGGAAGTGGTATAAAGATCTTTTATTATACTAAAAGTATTATTTCTATAGTTATACATAAGTATTCTATTAGGATAATATCTATCAGGGGCATCAAGGCTTCTAGCCATTAATATATAGATAACTTCTAATCCTGAATCTTTCAGTATTCTACCATATCTATATTCATATGAATCATAATCATCATCTAGCGTAAGACTTATCTTATTTACATTTCTACCATCATAAATATAGATTCCAAAATTATTTGCAAATAATAATGTATTATTAACTTCAACAGTATTGCGTGATTCAGATCCGTGCGTTTCATCTACTAATGCAAGTTGAAATGGTTCTCTATAGTTACCAGTCGGTACTAATTCATATATTGAATATTCTGCAAATATAATTAATCTTCCATCGAGAATCTCTGCGCAAAATATCTGTTCTCCAGCAGGTAGATCAACAAAGCCACCTTTATTTGTCACAGCTGTAGGCTGATACCAAGAATCAGCATTGAATACTTCTCCATATTCACTATATCTGATTCTATTTACGTGAGGTTGCTCTACTGCAGCACCTTCATATTCATAGGTATTTAACAAAAGCATTCTGCCTTGAAAATCAATTATAAATCTACAACGTCTTACATTATAATTTGCCACGGCTGAAGTAGCAGGATAAAAATTTGTAAATATTGTAGTAGTATCATTATAATACTTAATAGCAGTTCTATGATCAGTTACAAATAAGTGGCTCTCAACAGCATTTCTGCCTTGCCACGTCATACTTTGATAGCGTGCTGAATCAGGAATAGCAGGTGTTGGAACAGGCCCTGTGACACGTTGCCATGCATTAGGTGGATCATATTTATAAAAAAATTGCGTATCGTATGCAAATTCTTGAACTGTTCCGTTAGTCTTTTCATATAGACCAATTCCAAGAACTGGAAGACTAGGATACCAATATACTATTGTAGTAGCAGCTGCTCCAGTTATAGTTACGGTATTTGTTCCAGTATTAAATGTTCCTGTTGCTCCAGCAGGGGATACGTACATTGCACCATTAGCCTGATATACGGTAAATATTGTTGCGCCAACAGAAAATTGCTGCCCTATTGCACCTGTTCCAGGAACTACGGTTGCACCTAGATTACCAGCTCCGTCAGTTGTGCCTATATTAATACGTAAGCGTGAAGTAAGGCCACGCGCATCAGTAATATCTAAAAATCTTGCTCCAGGACGACGCCTAATCTTTCCTTCGTATATGAACATATTTCTGAGTTGCTGAAATGTATCTTCAGGAATCATAAAAGGTACTAAATTAGTCTTTATTCCTCCTTTTATAGGAGCTATTAGGAACTTATCCATAGTAGAACCATCCGTCATAATTCCAAGGAGCAGTAAGATTCGCAGCACCAGTAAATATAGTAGAAGTTCTATCTTTTGATTTATTCAAGTGAGTCTTGCGCATTACAAATAATTTTTGTCGCTCAAATTCAGGCATTATACTATTAACAGTTTCAAGATCTGATCTATCTTCTAATACTTTCTTTGCCGCGCCGTATGCTATAAATTGCCACCACTCTTTTATTAAAGGCGTATCTGCATTGTTATCAAATTCTGTGGGTTGCACTCGTACTTGTAATTTGACTTCATATACTTTGTCAGGAACAGGCCTTAAAGTAAAAGTATTATCAAAAAATAATATCCCGGTTGGCATAGTAGCAGTAAATGCAAATATCTCATACGTAATATCTTCGCCATCTGCTGGTGCGGCTCCAAAAGTGATATCTATAGCTCCAGTAAGATAATTAATAGTGCCTATATTATTATCACCATTGTCGCGTAGCTCTCCAGTATTACCTTCACGACCATATGCATCGGTATCAGGTACATCATGTGCAATTAAGGCCTCGCCAGCTGCATTTAAAGTTCCTATAAGGACCGAATTATGTAACACAGTAGTAGGCAAATTATAAGTAAAATTAGTAGTGACACCATCACCAGTTCCTATTGACCCTAGACTTTTTACTTGACTAAATTGATTATAAAAATCATTTGGATCTTGATAAATCTTAATCTGTCTGCCAGATAAATATACTGGCTGGTCAGTCATTATTACAAAGTCTTTAAAATCTTTCAAATTAAAAATAAAGTTGCCGTCAGTAGTAGAATATGAATCAACATTAGGAGTAGTAGAGAACGATAAATTTCTAAAAAGATCTGAGGTCTGAACTATCTGAGGAAAATCATACAAATAGAATGTATTTACATATTCTTTTAACGAATCTTCTGATAATTGAGTAGTTGAGAAACTTTTAGTTAACTTTCTAACTTTTTCTTTAATCTTTTCAAATGTTGCCATACCACTCCCCTTTTAAATTTTAAATTTAAATTTAATCAGTGTCACCCATAAGATCATCTACTCTTCTGAATGTATAGCGTCTTACCATGCCTTCACGCTTTCTAAGATAATGTCCATGCTTATCAGTCTCTGCTTGACTTACAGGATAAGCACATCTATTAATATGCTTTGCTACTTTTAATGGTAATACATATTTTTTACCATCTTCTAGAGTATATTTTTTTGCAGGACCTTTATCATCACAATAAGAAAAAGTAATAGGGGCGCCACGGACTTCCCAATTTTTAAATATACCCTCTACCATTTGCTCTTTATTTTTAGACTTCTCTTTAGCATTAATAGCTTCTTCTAACTTAGTAGTAGATTTTATTTTTTGCTGATCATTTTGCATATATTTCTCCTTTACAAAAAGGGGGCTAATGCCCCCATATAATTATATTCCGAATGAATCGCCTGCAACCCAATAGATTTCGTCATTTGCAACACCACCTGCGGCAGTTGCTCCTGCTTTTAGTTCAAATCCCCTAAATTGGACATTTGTTACAGGACCACTAAGTGGTACTACTTCTGCATAAGTTGGTAACTCAGTACCAGTTACAGGAAATGCAAATGCTGTATATCCTGTAGAATCAATATTTACTGTAATAGTATTAAGAGTTGTATCAATTGCTGTTATTCTAGCTTCTGCTAGATTCATTTCTTTCATACCAAATGTATCTGGAACCATGATTCTTACATAGTCTCCTACTGCATAATCATGAGCAACAGTCAATTCAATAACTGCTGAAGATGCTTGTGTAATAGAAGAGATGAATCTAGTACGTGGATACCATAATTTATCATATTTAACTCTATAGAAACTGTTAGCACCAGCAGCTACTATTTGAGCCATATATGGAAGCCTGAATGAAGTATTAGCAACAACTGTATCAATAGAAAAATCCATTCCATCAAGTTGTGTACCACCAGTTACGCTTTGAAATCTCACAATGCTTCCATTAACAAGACCTGTTGTAGAAGTTGCAGAGACAATAGGAATAGCAGCATTACTTATAGCAGTACCTGTAGTATTAATAGTATCTAACGGATTATCTCCAGTATTGATCTTTGTAATTCCAGTAGCAGCAGCCAACCCTATAGATGATAATGATTCATCAGCAGCTAACTTTATATATCCAACACCATATACCATTGGGTCTTGCCAATACGCTTGTGCTAATTCATCGGCACCCGCAGCTTCAGTAACTGTAAGATTAACTATTTTTAACCAGTTAGCATCAAATGGTACCTCTAATAATTTATCTTTTCCGTCGGCAAGATAATATCCTTGCATCATAGCCATAATTTCTCCTTTAAGACAATGTTGCACGAACTCTTAATAGATAAGAGTCGTTAAGGATTCTAGGTACTTGTACCCATTTGACAGCAGCAGTAAAGTTCTGATGTAAAGGATCTATCGGAGGTGTATACAAGAATTTAGCATTGCCTTCAAGTGAAACACGTGCAGCAGCTTCTTTACCAACGCAGAATATGTTATATACATCAGCACCATCAGCAGATTTCACTGAATCTATAGATCCTTGCGATGATACATGGAACGCAAATCCATTCACTGTACCATGCTCAGAATGTCTTATACCAATTTGATTTGGATATTTTATTTTTTCAACAAATGTTTCAATCGAGTCCAAATCACTAATAAGATCTGTGTGACATAAAGCATAATATGCTTCACGTGTTGGTGTAGTATTTATTTTTGGCGATCCTTCACGGCCCATTATGCATGGATATGCATCATTACTACGTAGTGTCTGATATGCTCTAGCCATATCATCAGCAGTAACTTCTGTGGGTGTATCACCATTATCACCGTCTACACAATTCTGGAATGAAGCAGTACTTGCTAAGACATTTCTGATTAACTCATCATCAGTCTCTTTCATAAAGACACCAAGTCTTTCAGCAAGGACATTTAATACCGGATCTTGGGAGGTTAATACTACTTGCTCATTCGAGGTAACATAAGTTCCATACCATTGAACCTGCGCATCGATATCGATAGCAGTAAGTTGTTGGCCTGGAGGCGTTGCACCTGAATTTCCAAGAGGGGTGGTATTTGTTACTAACGGTATATATCGTCTGAATCTAAGAGTATTACCATTATTACGTTGCAATACTTTTTGTTCTAATGGAAGACCATGTATTAAAGCTCTAGTTCTAGAGCGTAAAAGCTTATATGCGTAACTTTGAGCAATAGGAGGAGGCAACACAGTTGTAGTTGTAATATTACTCATAACTACTCCTTGAATTAATTTTACATAAATAACATCACTATAACTGGGAGAGCGACGCCCTTACAGCTCATGGAATGGCGAGTTCCTTACAGCCATTTTTATGGTAGAACAGAAAAGAAAAAAATTTAAAGTAAAATGTTGGGCACCTGAAAGGAAGTCACTTCAGGCACCCAACTAAAAAAGAGTGTTAATAACGAGAAATAGCATCATACATTTCTTCTTCAAGCTTAGCACCAACCTCTTCACTATAGCCATTAGCAAATAAATTTGCATGCGATAATGGCGAATTTTCTTTCTCTTTTATAGACGAAGTTGGCCTAGGCTTTCCAGTATTATCATATACTTTTTTTTGATTATTTTTATTTACAGAAGATTTTTTATCATCTTTCATAAATTTCTTAATTAATTTATAGGTTGCTTTACCTCTATTATAAAGCGGATCATTATTTTGCACTGAACTACGCATTTCAGGATGCTCTTTTAAAAAAGATTTTACATTATCAGCGGTAACTACTTCACTAAAATCTGAAAATTCATTATTTAATTTTAATTCAGCTGTCATTTCTTCACTATAAGCTTTCCATTGCTGTAACTGTTGCTCCATCTGTTTCATTTTAGAAGTAACTTTTCCAAGGTGCTTGCCTTCTACGTATTCATCATCTTTTATACCAATGTCATTTTGTGGTTGTTGAGGACTTTTTAATTGATGTTGAATATTTTCAACATATTTTGCCAACTGATCGCGCTCATATTCAGCCTGTGCAGCACGTTCTTCTTCACGCTTCTTTGCCTCTCTAAGGCTTTTAACATTTTCTTCAAAGGCATTATGTTCAAAATTTTGCTCTTTTTGTGGCTCTGGTTCAGCTTGAGATACCTCTTGAGCTTCTTGTACTTCCTCTGGAATAGTCTCAGTATTTTCAGGTTGTATCTCAGGTTCTAATATTTCTTCACTCATGCTAACTCCTTGTTACTGCAAATACTTGCTTAGGAATGCTCTTATTTTCAAGATGCTCTCTTTTAGCAAGTTCTCCGCTATAATAATCCATAATATTTTTATATAAATCTTTCTCATCTTCGGGAACGAGTCCAAGATTATATCTATAGAGCTCACATAGATCTACATCAGGAACTACCCAAAGAAATTCTATGCTCCCATTTTTATGATGATACTTGTAAACTGCTTGGTCAAAAAAAGGCTTAGGACAAGTTCTTTGTGCAACAAATATATTCTTTTTTGCACCCTCGATAACTCTATCCAAACAGAATAATACTTGAATGTAAAAATCTTTGTCAAAATGCTTTTTGCCATTATTGATACACTCATTTATTTCATCAGGATATTTTTTAAGCTCTTCATCTACTTGTTCTTGTGCGCAATGAGTATTATCTTTTCTTGCAGATGCTAACTTGGATGACTGTTCTCCAATTGTAGACTGCTTTTTTTCTTCTAACTTAGTATATCTGATCCAACCTTTATATCTTTGCATACAACTCCCTTTACATTTGTTATAATTTATATGACATAGGAACAATTTAAATGGAAGGGGAATTTTATGAAAGTACTTAAATTCGTTATCATATCAATGTTACTTTCTTGCGCAACAGTATGTCCAAGTACTAAAAAGCTACAGATTTCAAAAAAATCAATAGTTACTCTGAAAAAAGAGAAACGATACACTATAAGCGCTCAAGAATATCAAGACAGAATACAAAGAATATGCTCTCCAAATATAATTAAATCAGCGACAAGATTAGGAGTGACTTTAATAAAAAGCTCTGCTATAATTATAGCAGCAGTTCTAAGATCAGTAATAAGATAAAAAAGCGTTTCATGTAACGGTCTGCGGTAGAAATACCCAGACCATTTTTATATCTATTTTATATTCTTTGACACGAGTAATATTTTGTGTTAAAATACTTAATAGAAAGGGATTTTACCATACGAAAGGACAACGTGACCGATTTTATTTTTTACGTACTTCTTATATCAATTATTTTCCCAATAATTCATCTCTTCACAAGCTGGATGTTCTCCCCATTTTATAAGATCAGAAGAGAATATTGTGCATGCTGCTCAAAAAGCTTGCATTGCCAAAGTTGTCGTGAAAAAATGACAGATTGTTGTAGCAAAAAAGGGAACTGAAATGTATAAATTATTCTTATTACTGTTACTTTGTTCTCAAATTCATACTATGAAAAAAAGTCCTAAATGGATAGATGAAGATTTCAAAAAAGCTAGAAATTTATTTAAACTTCACAAAAAAATTAAATCTATCAAAGAAGAAGAATCAAAAAAGAAATATCTTAAAGATCAAATAAAAAGAAAGGATTTTAATGAAAGACAAGATTACATTTAAAGATTTAAATACAAAAGGTAAAGAAATAATCTGGAATTCTAAAAAGAATGAAGATGATACACATAAAGTTACTATTGTGTACGACAATAAAAAAGAAATTGTTCTACAGAAGGTTCCTTGTCAATATGTAAAAGAAGATGGAGATTTTGAGCAAAAAGTTCTTGATGAGAAAGAATCTCAAAAATTAGTTGACCGAAGAATACAATCACTTATCAATCAAATGCAGCAATCTATATTTACAACTAAATTTTATGGTGGAAATATAGAAGGATATGTGACATCTGGATCGGAAAAAGAGGTAGAAAATGGAAAAGGCTAATAAGAAATATCAAGAACTACTAAATAAAGTAATCAGCAAAGCAATTCTGATGAACACAACTACAGAACACAATGAAGATCTAGATGACAAAGTAAAAGTAGTACAAAAAGCAACTTCACTTTCTATTTTGGAACCACTTTTTGACTATATGGAAGAAAGTGGTAATGAAGAAGTAAAAAAGCTTGTAGGAAGATATAAGAGCCATATAAAGACTCTAAAAGATCATGGGGTAATACAAGATATAGATAATATCGAAGAGCATGTTAAAGAATTAAAAAAGAAAATCGAAAAGAAATCAAAAGATGAGAAAAATAACGGTAGTACTAAATGATGAAACTGAAGAAAAGTTTCAATTTATACTTACTTGTCGAGGAAGGCGTCTTAAATGGCAAAGACTTCCAACCTACAAAGAGATAATGATCGACGCAATGGAGCTTCTCTATCAAAAAGAAAAGGAGCTCAATGGTAAAGATTAAAAAGTCAATAGGCCTCGACAAAAAAAGTTGTAATATAATAAAAAAAAAGCAACAACAAATCAGAAGACTACGTAAAAATAATTCTGAAAGATTAATATCTGAAATTTTTGAGAATGCAATAGTATTATTTTATAATAAGATAAATGAAAAGCTAGATCCATTTAATAAAGAAATAATCAAAAGGCAAACTGTATACATAACTGAAGAATCTAATGCAAAATATAATGAGCTTGCATTCAAATATAAATATAATCTTCAGCAGCTTGCAAATTTAATTATTAGGACAGCCTATAAATAAGAAAGGTAAAATATGAAACATTTAGGCAGATATGTAATAGGAATGTCATTATTAATCTCAACCCCTATAATTACAATGCAAAAAAATAGTCAACCTACAAAGAGATTTACCAACTCATACTGCTATAATACATATAAAGAATTAAAGAATCACAAAGGTAAAGTTGGGTTAGCGGTCGGGTCAATTGGGACAATTGTTATATCTAAAATATTTAATAAAGAAATTAATGGTTATATTAAGCCACTTATCAAAAGTCTATGGAATAAGACTACAGGCTGGATAAAAAGAATCTTTGGTAAATAAATTTTTTATACGTAACTATTCTTAATACGGTATTTTGTTATTTGTTTAAATTATTTTAAATTATTACTTTGCGTATAAAAAAAAGGGCGGTGAGCACCGCCCTTAAAAGGAGGAAAATACAAAAAGTAGCATTAATTCTTTTTTATATTCTTAGGCTTTTTAATCCCCAAAATATTCTCAGCTATTTTTCTAGCCTTCCCCCCTGGTCGTAGTGAAGCAGGCATTATTTCCCCAGTCCAAATTTAGGAGCTGGTTCTCCCTTTTTTCCAACATCATTTGCCATTGGAAGATCCATTTCCATGAACTGTTGAGGAATTACTCCCTTAGAGGTCTTTACCATGTTCCAATATACTGCCTGATCTTTGTTAGAATTATAATATCCTGCAAATGGCTCATAGTATCCTGAATCGTAGCTCTTTATGCCACCATTCTTTTTCATTTTCTTTGCCATAATATTACTCCTATATAGTAGTTAAAATATTAATATTCAAATCTAATTTGAGGTAGCCGCTAAAGACTACCCCAATTAAACGGAGAACCGCTAAAGCAACCCCTGTTCCCCCTCATTTGGTTGAAGCATTTCTTCCTGGAAGGCCTGCTCCTCAGGAAACTCTTGCTGAGCAATAGGTTCTTGATCCATCTCTTGTTGAATCATAGCATCCTCAAAAGGCATCGGCATATCCTGATTCATCTGATTACGTTCAGCTTGTATAATCCTCATAAGCTCTACAAGCTCGTCTATCTTATTAGGATCAGACTGTTCAAGATCTTTCAGAACCTTAATTGCATCTAAATCAGTCTTCTGCTCGTCTCTTGCAGTTTCCATAGTCTTATTAATCATGTCAAATGTATCTTTTCCTATCTCGCTCTGGCGTCTCTTGGCCATTGCTCTATCAGATTCGGCCTTAGCATTCATCATATTCATTGTCGCTTGCTGCTCTTTCATATTAGCCTGCGTCTGCTGTTCTGTAAGTTGCTGAGCTTCTTGTTGCTGTTGTTGAATTGACTGTATGAGTTCATCTTTATTTTGAATTGTAGCCGCATTAATAAGAGCAGAGTCAGGAATCTGAATTCCCATCTCTCTTAGTACAATAAGCTGGGTAAATTCATGCTGACGTTGTGTAGAGGTATCAAATCCTTCTTCAATGGCAATATCATACTTTGCAAATTTCTTATTATAAAATTCTTGAGTAGGCTCTTCGCCTATTATTCTCTTAACTTTCCCAGGAGTATAATTATTCTGCATAACTTTAACAATTATTTCACCAAGTAATTTCTGAGAATTGTCAAGCTGATCAAATAGAGTCTGCTGTTGTATTAACGCCCATCCATGACGCATCTTAGCCAGTGCTGCTGATTTAAAGTCATCTGCTACTCCAAGTAGCTCTTCACTAGCCCCAGATATCTCCTGAAATTCTCGACCCAATGCTTCTGTAAGTTGGAAGAATGATTTAGGTATATCTACAGGCTGGATCGGCATAAAATCACCCATATCAGCACTTTTTTTGAGTCTGATCATACGACCATTGCCAGTCTTCATTGGAGCATCAGGATCTATAAGAGAGTCCTCTTTATATATATACCCTGAATTAGCACGAGACTCAGCCATGTCAAATTCTATAATCTTTCTTCTGTTGTAAAGATACTGCACATCGCGTAAGCCCCTGACTATACCTTGTATACGTAATGGGAAATTATAGACGTCTTGGTCAAAATATCCAAATACAGGCACAAAAGGATAAGTATCTATACCCAAAGGATTCACATCGTTATATACAACAGAGCCATTAACTAAAAGCGCAAGCTTTACTGTAGGTATAGTTGTATCTATTACTTTAACTTGAGGATATTGAGCTAAAAATTCACGAAGATTTGCATCATCTCCAGTCCATTCTAATGTCTCACCTAGATTTACATCGACAAGTAATTTCTGCTTTCTGTAATCCCTATAATAGAACTCGTCATATGCTAATAGATTCTTTCTTAGAAGCTCATTTTCAGGTAAGTATGGAAACTTACCGTCGTTGTAGTATGATGTCATCTCTTTTATCTGATCTTTTTTATCAGGAACAAGAGACATACAGGCTTCTTTTGTCAGAAATGATCTCTTCCACATTGCATTGCAGTCTGATAGATCTTTCTTTCTGAAATATGGATCCATAATAAAGCTATTATAACTACAGTTGTCAACTTTAATTTCTCCAGAAATAGGATCATTCCGATAATCTACCCAGACTTGCATTAAATTCATACCGGTAACTAATGCACCGTTATAGGCTTCTGATATTACATCTAGTATATTTGCATTTCTTGTAGCCGATGATAAAAGCTTAGTGAGCTGATCGGCAGTCCGCTGATCGCTATTCTCAACAGGCGTAGCTATCATAGATTTGCGAGTTCTCCGTTGATAACCTGAAAGGAGATTAGTTATACGTCTAATTCTATTGAAACTAAAATTTTTTCTGGTTCTTATAGGAACACTATACAATTCACTCCATAAGGTCTGATCGCCTGCATTAAATCTTGCGTCTATACTGGCTTCATGCCAATATGTCTGATTGACCATCATTGCATCGTTGTAGAAGGTCTCGACCATCTCTCTTATGGCTGCATCTCCACTCCCATATGATATAATGTTTCCGCTAGGAAATAAGGCCATTAAACTACTCCTATTCTTATCCTAATTTTTACGAATATATTATAATGCTAAAACAAATAAAAATTTAAGTGATTAAAAAATAGACAGAGAACGTCAACTAGAAAAAGAAAGATGCGAAACAGAGAACATCATCGACCATCTTTCCCAAGTAGAAAAAAAGCTTAAAATAAATCAGTACGTGATATTTTGTCACGACCTCAATACTTTTTCTATCTCATCTTTATCTGCAATTTTAGTCATCTGATCTTCTCGAACAAATATTGATCCATGATCTCCATGGGTAGGTGCATAACGTCCTTCATTAATAACTTTATTTAACCAGATTCCATAAAGGCCATAGGGCGTAGGTTCACCATATTCGTCGTTACCACCCTCATGGAGTAAAGCCAAGTATATTTCGAAAGGCCAACGTGCCTGCAAATCACAGTAACTTTTATGCTGCTCAAAGCCAATTCCAGTTTCAAGTACACCAAATTTTCTAGAAAATGCCTCTTGACGCTTTATCTCTAACCAATAAGGACCAAATTTATTATTATAAGCTAAATAATCTGGCAACTTTATATCTCCGATACAACTAAATAGTCGTGGACCCCCATTTTCATCACGCGGCTTTATATCACATATTGGCACCACGTCATTGCCTAATCTTTTGAAAAATTCTTCTAACAATTGCTCTCCTTCATGGCCATATTTAAATTTGTGTTCAAACTTCTTATCACTTCTCTTCACAGAATTTCCTTTAATAATAGCGAGTACTAGAGAAAAGGAACCGAAAACTAGTACTCGCTGTCCCTAAAAATAGGAGGAAGGTTAGTATTGGAACCGTACATTATTTCTTTACACTTTTTATCAAATTCTTCTGGAGATCTTTCATTGGAATCAATATAAGACAATGACTGGCATACATAGCGTAGACAATCACAATGATCATTAGTCCAATCTACTTTATCTTTATTTATAAATCGCTTTGTAACTGGATCCCACTTTCTTGAATAGGCTTCAAGAGCATCAAGAAGCAAGCTACAATTCTTTTCATCAAAAAATATTCTCTTAAACGAATGCTTAACCACTTCGATACCATCATTGAGAAATGTCCTATCGAGAACGGTTATCTTTAAACCAAGCTGCTCCAAAATTTGCAATCTGGTTTCACCACTACCAAGCTCATGCTTCTTAGCATCATGAGGAAAGAAATGATTGCCGTATACATAGCCTTTTGACTCAGAATATGAGCGCAACAGACTCACATAATGTGATAAGTCTTGATTAGATTTATGGTAATGATCTATTACACAAATTTTACGACCTATAACCTGATAAAAGATTATAACAGAAGGACTGTGATAGCCTAGATCCCAAGCAGTATAGACTTCATGAGAAGAATCATGTGGCACATATCCAATACGTCTATCTGCATAAGCCTGTTGAACATACTTTGCATAATATGCACCAGTATTGGCAACTTCAAAGCTGCAGTTATGGACTGCTCTACCATTTGCAATATAACTCTCATCGTATTGAACTTTTAAGTTATATACATTTCCATCATAATCAAAGCTTCTAACATTTTTAACAAGGGCTGCTATGCAATTTTTTGCGCGTAATAGATTACTTTTAAATCTAGGTTTCAGATATCCAATATTTACGCAATATGATTCTTTACATTTAACGATTCTGCCTTCAATTATTGAAGTTGTGGATCGTCTTCTTGTAATTCCAGCAGCATATCCAAGATTTAGACTATTAGCTAATAATTGTACTTGGTAGGCAAGTTGCTTGCTTGTTGTAGTATAACAAAATTTTTTATATCCATTGTGTACAGAGAAACAACCATCACCTTCAATTAATTCGTGAAAGAAGCTTTTCTCATGACCAATAATTAATGTCATTGGAATATGCTTATTATAAGATATTGATCCACAATTTGACTTAAAGAAATCCACTAGATATACACTATTTACAGTAATAGTTATCGCAGTTTCACCTCTCTGGATTTTATAACTATATCCAAGAGATTTAAGTAGATCAATAACTCTAGATTTTTCATTTTCATTACCAACTGTAAATTGTAGACCATTTTTAAAGCTACTTCCTTCAGTTATATACCAAGCCATTAACATACAAAGATTGTAGGATATCACACTTTCGTTAGATATATTTCTTTTTGGAAATACAACCCTATCACCATATTTTATATTAGCAGCAGGGACCCAGCTATATGACTGAGTAGATTGATTATAAATTTGAATTGGATGATTTGGTGTACAGATTATATTTTCATATGAACCATATGAACTAATTTCAATCATCTTACCAGTATAAGGTCTATCTATTACACCAAGTACTCTTCTAAATCTGCCAGAATGTGACACGACAATATCATCAGCCTGGATCTGATTAATCATAGTAACACCATTTGGTGTTAATATTCCTGTATTAGCAGGAAAGCAAAAATATTCCTGAAGAAATAACTCATCAGACATTCTTCCTTTTTCTTTAGCTAATACTTTCTCACTAACATGCTTAGTTTCATCAATAGTTAGAATCTTGGCGTACCATTCTTCATCATCACCAGAAGTTGCATATTTATATACATTATAGAATTCATTGTGACCATTAGGAGTGGAAATAAATACTACCCAACCACTATTGGCTGCTAGAATTGGGGCTACAACACCATTATACGCGTCAGGATGATTAACACGACTATACTCAGAAAATACCACCCCAACAGGATTTGTGCCACGAAGTGAGTTTCCGGACCAACATTCTTTTCCATTACGTCTTACCTTTATTACCCCAGATGGAACTGTTATACAATATACGTTGCCACAATAATCTTCCATCTGAATATAGTTGGCTTTGCTCGAGCAAAATCGCTTAAATTTAGACTTTCTAACCCTTATAGAATATAGATCATGATTGCTAATTATTTCTCTACCGCGTATCAAACCGCCAGAACTTCCAGCCTTAGACTTAATCTTTACATACCCGCTATAGCCAATCTTTAATATAAGCTCCTGAACATCATCAATAAGTTGCTTTGAGCATGAATAATAATATATGGAGCCATTCTTATGTATAGTTCCATCACCAAGTACAAGCCAAGTAAATAACTCTTCTAGATATATCTTGTCATATTTAAGAACATCTCTCGGAATAAATCTATCAGGCTGCTTTCCAAATTGAGAAAAATAATTATACATGTCTTTACTGTAGAACACATATCTATCATCTCTCTTGCTATACTTAATTCCACATCGATCTAATAATTCTTCAATCTTTGCTCTAGTGTGAAATTTCTTTTGTGCTATAGAAACCTCATAACCTTCTGATTGTCTATAAGACGAAGACCCTTCCGACAAGTATATACCAAGCAAAGCCATATAATCCATCATAGATATGGTTATATCTGTACCAGGAAATGTAAATGAACTTTGCTTCTTGCCTTTCCAGTCACACATAGACGGAATTGAATAATATTTAATAGTAGGATCAGATATTCTTTTAAACTTATAAGCACCCTTAGGAGATTTAACATAGAATTTATGATTTGGGGTGACCAACATATCCATAGCTTTGTTCTTAATAGAATACATAGGTCCAGAATAAGATTGCTTAATATAATCAAGTGGCTTTTCGTAAACCATACAACCATCTTTAAGCGTTGCTACTTTTATATTCTCGAACTTTCTGTCTATAAGTTCTTGGAATAACATCCAGCCATTATCGGTCAAAATTTCTGTTTCGGCATCATAGCAATCTGCATTATCGGCTCCGTTAAATTGTATTATGCTGCCATTTACAAGAACAATTTTCATTTCTACGTTATTTTTTTTGGCGATTAATCTAGCAGGTATAAAGTCTAAAAATCTTTCGCCTGTGCTTAAAATTGAGTCCCATACTGCACGACGACATTGATCATATTTTGGATAGAGATAGTAATATACCCCGACACGCTTAAAAGCTTGCCTTAGCATTAGGTTAAGAGCAGCAACATCTTTACCTGCACGTCGAGGCCATACAATCACAAATTTCTTTTTGCCTTCATACTCTAAAGCATTTATTAAGTCACGTTGGTACCAACGTGGCTCAAATGTATCGACTTTTACTTCTTGCATTCTGCAGTTTCAGACTTTAAGCTTCTTCTTTTTCTATTACCTGATCTCATTTTTTTAACTACATCTATAACTCTAGTATCAAAAGTAGTTCTATGCGTGCAAAATTCATGTTGAAGTAGACATAATTTTTGATTTATCTTTTTAACATGCTCATCACTTTCACTTATACCAGATTGATACAATTTGTAAGTTATAAATATGTCTAGCAATAATAAAATTACTAATGATAGAAACATTACTTTAATAGTCATCGCGACTCCTTTGAATAAGATAGTTTAAGATATTATTTGCTAATTCATACCAGAACATTCCACACACACAGGTAATAGGAACTCCAAATAGAATAAATCCTAAAACGAGGAAATCTATTTCGAAGAATTCTACTACAAAAAAAAGTGTAATAAGTAAAATAAAGAGCGAAACAAATCGCATTATATTTTTTTCATTCACGATCTTCCTTTTTGCCAATCAACGTATTACTTTCATCCAAACTTTTCGAACCATTGGACGACATACAGGTATTAATTATCTGAGCCATTAATTCAATAGCTTCCTGAAACTCTTCAAGACAAGAATCACAGAGCTTAATTTCCGGAGACAAGATTATCTTCACAGCCATCTCATCACCGGGAACACCCAAATTTGGCACATATTCCTCTTCCACCTCTGGGCCAACTATACTTGGATAACTTTGATTTAATTGCGTGTCAAAGAGTTCTGAATAGCGTACAGCTAACTTTGTTGGCTTATTCTGTGATGCACGACAGGTACAGGAAGATCCACGATCCAAATTTTCAAAGCAGTAGCCACACACTGTGTATGAGCTAATCATCTAATTCCTTAAAGGGGGATGATGGGTCTTTACTTTCCTCTTTGTCGCATTCATCTTGCACCATAAGTGTAAGAGCCCAGGTAAGGGTAGTGCGCTCTTTAATCATAGGATTAAAGACACTATCCATCGCTTCCATAGCCCTTTTAAGCTCTTCTTTGGTCCACTCGTTGGCTATTTTTCTAGCTTTAGCTTTCATTTCTTTATCGTTAATCATTCTTTGTCCTTTTCTTTATAGTCCTGAAATATAACTTTAACAGGTTGCGATTTGCCTTCTTCTTCTATCTTTTTAAGATTAGCTCTATCATGGTTCGCCTGCTTCCATTCTTTACTATAAAGGTGGAGGGTATGAGCAAGTGTCTTAGAGTCATGAGAAGCCATTTTCTTTTCGCGTCGTAGGCCTAGAAATTCTTTGCAATAATCATGACGCATCTTTAGATACTCATATTTTTCAAGCCATGTCATATACGTGCATTCAGGCACACCCTTAAGTATTCTAAATTCGTGCACATGAAAGACATTTGGATTTCCATTGATATATTCGACCATCTGATCTGCAAAATAAGCAATAATTTTTTCATTGACGTGTTCACCGGAAAGGTAGAACTGCTTGGCCTCCATGCTAAATGGGTGACTATAGGTTTCTGGAGGCTTTTTTGTATCTGAAGTATTATTTTTAGCTTGAGATTTTTTTCTTTTTTTGATTGGCATTACCAGTTCCTTTCTTGAGTGGTCGAATGACTATTTCGGTGTGTGGATAGTCACTGTATTCTTTTTCTAATTTCACATTATATAATAGATAATCTTTTTTATATATAATCCCCTGGGCAGTCTGATTGGCAAATTTAAATAGTTCAATTATGGATACACGGCTTTGTCTGTATTTATAATTTTTGGGTAGAAAGAATTTGAATATAGCTTCAATGGGATCATTGATCATATCTAGGTTCTCGCATTGATTTTCGAATGTAATTCTGTATCGTAATTTATTTTCCATGTATGTATCGAGTGGCTGTCGCCCTTCATCTTCTGATTTAAATACGCGTACGGGCTCGCCGGGGATATTGAACACGTATCTTTTTTTCATTTAACTCCTACGTTATCGTTGAATAGCATATTATATTTCTCAAAATAGTCTGATCGGGATATTTTCTTATGTCTTTGTTCTCTTTTTTTAAGTATATCAAGTATTTTGTCTCTAAATTGGGTATTTGGTAATATATTTTGTATTTTAGAGTACTCATTGCACTGTTGATGAAATATATCAAAGTTGATGAAGTTCTGGCTACATGAATTTACGTACTGTATGACTTTGGCAGGAAATTTGGATAGCTCTGCTATCTGTGGTGGTGAAAGATCGATTTTTACTTTGTCAATTTCGGTAAAGATATTGCTACTCATTTTAATTCCTTTTTGTGAATATTATATATTTGCTCCTTGCTTTAGCTTTAGTCCTGTAAGATAACGTTCTGTAATTTTAACTCGTTCTTCTAAGGTCCTGCCATTTTCCATGAGTCTGTTAAATGTATCAGCAGGTAACTCTTGGGATAATTTATTTAATTTTGCTAATAGAGTATCTTCATCTACTTTAGGTATATTTATAATCTCTTTGGAGACTTTTTTATTGGGAGATTCTTTTGTATTTTTTGAGAAGCCAGAGAAGACTGATGATATATGTTTAAATCCTGAAAAGAGTTGTGATGATGGGGTAGTATTGCCTTTCCATGGCCTATGATATGGAGCACTGTATGTGCGCTTTTGTGCTTCTTCTTTTGCTAGTTCTCCAAATAACGTATCGTCATCATATTCTTTTTTTTGCATGGTATTCTCTCTAAAAATGGAGGTAATAGTTGAGGATAAGAGTTGTTGAATAGAAAATGCTAAGTCTACAATATTGGGTATTATTTTTTTAAGTAATTTCTTGATTGAATCTTGCTTAAAAAAGTCTGGTATTCGATACAGTGAGGTATTATATTCTCTGTAAATTTTTGTAATTATTCCTAAGGAAGCTAATTTAGAGATCACTCTATTGACTTGACGTCTTGTTATTCCGAGCCATGAGGCTAGATTTGCTTGGGATACGAAGACATCTGGATATTTTGCTGATAGTTTAAAAAGATGGTTAACTACAGCAGTTTCTGTATTAGTGAGAGCAGAAAATTGCAATAGAGGATCTCTAAGAATTCTATCGTCTAAATTATTTGAGGTGGTGTGCTTGTGATTGATTGAACATTTATTAACAACTTGCATACTTCCCTCGTTATTTCATTTTGATATCTTAAAATGAAATATTTGCTTCTCTTTTTTAATTTTTATTTCATTACAAAAGCTACTATAACACGCTTTCTACATTAATGCAAGAAATATTTTTTTGTTCTGTTGTTGGAGATGATTGATCGTCTGTTTCGCTTTTTATATTATCTATCATTTCTTGTTCTACTTTGTAAATATATTTATTTATTTCGTGAACTAATTTTGGCTTTTTTGTTGCAAAGCAGCCGCGTAGGAATTTAAGGCCTTTAATATTTACGCCACCGGTCATGATAGCAAGAGTTAATGGTTCCATTGGATTTGGTGAAGATCCGTCTGGATTAAGAAAAAGTAATTTTTCTCTAAGGTCATGTAATTTTTGAGGATTTTTTTCTAGGTGTCGTTCTATTCTTAATACAAGTCGCATGGAGAATTTTTCTTTTTTTATAGTTATTGGCTGATTGATATCAAATTCACCAGCAAGGCTCCAGTCGGGATAACATTTTTGTATTTCGCAGAATCTAAGACAGATAGCGTAGTAAGTATTAGCTTGATAGCATGGTACGTATTGTCGTATATTATCAAAATCTTTTTTAGCCTTAAAGAGGATAGATTTGGGTATTGTTCTCAATAGTTGTCTACCGTTCTCTGTAAATCTAAAATCTCTCAATTGGTCAAATATATTTATCACAATGTCCCTTTCTATAATATATTATTATACATAGTAGCATAGTACTACACTAAAGTCAACACAAATCTGAATTAAAGTTATATTATAAATTTAGACGTAGAAGGTAGATTTTATATAAATTGAGTAACTTATTTATAGACATACAAATATTGTCTTAGAATTGAAATTTGATATAAAATTTAGCACATATATATATCTTTTGACCGAGCATTTTAACCGTCGACAATTCGGAGACAGTTGCAGACAATTTGTCGACGACTCTCGCGCGCGCGCACGCGTAGGAGTAAGTCTCTTATTTCTAAATATAGCTCTCTCTTGCTTAGAGTTACATATACAAAAGAGAGTAACTTCTAAGAGTTATATATATATATATTAAGAGAGAAATATTGTGAGACATCTTAGTGAAGTCCCCTCCAGCAGCACATCTTAAAAATTAGTTAAAATTAATTAAAAATAATGCTTGACACGTAATATTATATGTGTTATAGTATAAGTGTTGAAAGTGAGAAGTCCATAAAAATAAAGGGAAGACATGGAAAATAAAAAAGAACTAATGAAAATGATCGAACTCTACGACAAAATGATCGAAGAAAAAGTAGATCAAAATGCTCCAGATAAAATAATAGGCAGACTAGAACTTAAAAGACAAAAGCTCATGGAAAAATATAAAAAAATAGATAGCACAGATGTATGTGATGTTCAAAAATCAGGGGATAAAGAAGAAGAAAATGTTCAAAAATCAGTGAAGATTGAAACCATAGAAAAGCTCAACAAGACCATTGAAATATACGAAGACATGATCCTTAAAGTCACTATCAATAATCCAAATGATAAAATGCTTACAGTCATGAAAGAAAAAAGAGATAAGCTTGCCGCCGAAGTAGATAGACTTGTCAATCAAAAAGAACCAGAAGAAAAAGAATATATACCAACCGCTCAAGAAGTTCTAAGAAAAATAAATGAGCTTGATATTATCAACGATAAATTATCTCAATCAAGAATAGGCATAAGAAGGGTAACCAAAAATCTATTTAAAATAGTCACTTCACCAGACTATATAGCAGGCGATATGCCAATAGAAATAAATGAGCTTCTAGTACTAAAAAAATATAAAAAAAGAATAGAAGAACAAGAACAAGAACTTCTAAAATCTATAAGCAAATTCTTTAAAGCTAAAATAAATATATAGGAAGACAAATGGATAAAAAAGAATTAATAGAAATAATAAATATGGTGTTAGATGCCAGAGAATCAAAAAAAGAACCTATAACACCACAAGGGAAATTGCGCAGCGATCAACTAGACAAATATGCAGAAGCTCTTTCAGGCATGCAAAGCGAATACAATTCAGTAATAGCCAACAGGACAAATCCATTTTTCAAAAGCAGATATGCCGACCTCGATGCAGCACTTAAATCTGTAAGGCCATTATTCAAAAAATATGGATTTTCATTAGACCAACATGAAGAAGAATGGGATGATAAAAAATATCTAAGAACTATGCTTCTTCATAAAAGTGGTCAATACTCTTCCTCTTTTGTGAAAATAATATTCGAAGAAAATCCAAAAAATAATAAAAAAAGTAAGATACAGGATTATGGCTCAGCACTTTCATACCATAAAAGATATTCAGCATGCACCATACTAGGCATAACAATAGACAACGATCCAGATGATAACGATGGTGAACCAAATAGATATCAAAGTTCAAATGTAAGAGAAGAAAATAATCAAAGCAGGGTGCAAGATCAGAAACATACTCAACTTCTCACAGAAGGTGAAATTGAATATATAAATGAAAGCCTCAAAGATCATGACGACATAAAAGAAGATCTACTTAGAACACTTAAAGTAGATAAAGTAGAAGATTGCCCAAAAAGATTATTCGATACCATCGTATTATTTATAGATAGTAAAATTGATAAAAAAATAAAAAAAGAGTCTTCCTTTTAACTCTACAATTCTTTCTTAGCTCACTTCATACAAAATCCCTCCCATTAGAACTGCTTCTTCGGGGGGGATTTATATTAATAAAATTTTAACAACATAGAACTCCACTGATTCCAGTTCTAAGCTGAGAAGTACCAGAGCCCCAAATATCTACTGTTTTAGTACCCCCTGATATAGTAATTGTTGCATATGCAGTATCGGAAGAATCCATATCAACCAGAACATCATTGCAAGTAGCTAATTTTCCATCCGTTTGATATGCTATCCCCCAAAAATCAACTTTTTGCAATAAATAGGTTCTATTCGATGTAACTAATTTAAATTCTGTATCTGCATGTGAACTGTCTCCATCAAAAGGAGAAAGCATTATTGTAAACTTATATTTTCCTGTTACTGGTGCTGTAAATGTATCTGCCGCAAAATTTGCACCTTGATCAAATATTTCCGACTCAAAATCTACTGTAACTACTGTAGAATCACCGGTCACATTCAAATCATGAGACGAATTAGCAACCAAAAAGGCTGGCTGCAATGGCATTGTACGCTCTCCAGCAGAACTCATTCTAAATGTATTATTTGTACCTATTGTGGCTCCCTGAGATATGACAAATGCATCACTATCTGTATCATCAACACCTATTGTAAATTCTTCTGTTTCATTAATTGATAATTGTACAAATGAATCTCCGCTACCAGGATCAATAGTAAGCTGGCTAGATCTATTATCTACACTATTTATTTTAGCCATGAATTTCCTAACAGGTTAAATATCCACAGAACATCGTACTAACAGTAGCACTTCCAACAACATCAACAGTATCTGCACCTTCTCCTGAAACTGTACAACTAAATGTTGCCGTATCTGATGCATCCATATCTGCAAATATCGATATATTAATAGATAGTTGACCACTACTCTGAGAATTACCACCGTTACAAATTCCTGATACATAAAGACGATTTGACGTTGTTATCCTCATCCGTGAAAATGCATTACCAACTGTAAAAGGTGTTGCAGACAAATCATCAAACAATACTATAGCATTTAGATAAAATCTTCCTGTCACAGGCGCGGTAAATGTGCCATTAGTATTAAAATCACCATTCTGATCAAATACCTCTGTCAGCGCATTGCCAGAACCAACTTGAAATACCGTAGAGTTTCCAGTTACATTGCTGTCGGTTGTTCCTAGATACGCTAAAAATGCAGATTGCAACGGCATTATACGCTCTCCAGCAGCTGTCATTTTAAATGTATTATTTGCACCTAAATCTGATCCTGCACTTATTTTAAATGAATCGCCATCGTCGTCATCTATACCCAGTATAAATTTTGCAGAACTATTTATATCTAGTTGGATATACGAATCTCCCGAGGCTCCAGGGTCAATAGTAAGTTGGCTAGATCTATTATTTATACTATTTATTTTAGCCATTATAGCTCCTAGATTTGAACTTCAGCATCCCTTACTTTTCTATCTTTATAATCAGGACGAGCAAATATTAATTCAGCAAAAGCATCTGGCTGTGCAGGAATAGTCTCTGCGCCCTCTGATATAAGCACAGGTTCCCATTGGGCTTTAAGCCTATTAAAGCATTGCTCATATTTATGAATAAGGCTATGTTGAAGACGACGCTTCATATCTTCCTCAAAAATATCTGCATTAATATCATTTTTAATTACATTCTTTTGAATATCTGTAAGTATAAATAATTCTTTATCGTTAACTGAAATTTTCACTTCTTCTCCTCTATATCTTTAGAATCTTCTTTTTTAGGCTTATCTTTTTCTTCAGGAGTAAAATCTATTTCTATACCAGTCTGCTCTTCAATAATTTGCTCAGCTATTTGTTCAACAATATTATCTTTTTTCTTTAAAATCTTATGTGATATTGCACCAATAATCATTGATGCTCCAATTATAATTGCTCCAATAAATCCAATACTCATAATTTCCTTTCTTATTATGTAATGGTCCAATTACCTTTAGAACTTAAAACTGACCATCCATTATTTGTAACCGTACAAATTAATTCTACCGCATCATGATCATCTGTAGATGCTAAAGATCCACCTACACCAGTTGTTGTTACGTTACTTTCATCCCAACGTATATATTGAGAAGCATTCTGTCCAACTTTGACACCACCAGCTCCCAAGCCAATAACTCTAACTACATCTCCCACTGACGCTGTTGCTGGAAGTGTAATTGTAACTAGGGCCACATTATTTCCAATGTAGCCATTATTCACAGCTGCTGTCTGTGATGTTCCAGTTACCTCGTTCCAGATTATACCACCACCACTAATTGTAACTGTAGAGCCTGCTCCAGATGTAGAAATAGAACCAGAACCAGCTATAGTAAATGAGCCACTTGCAGGAGTAGCAGAGCCAGAATCAGTTGACACTGTTGTTGGAACTGCATCAAAATCTATATCTCTATCATCAACAGTCCATGTTCTTGTTGTAGATGCTGTTATACCTGAGCATTCTAGTGCTATTTTTTTACTATTATCACCATCGTCATAGACTCTAAATAGATTATCAGCAAATTCATTGGTTGGTGATGCAGTTGAGCCTAATTCGCCATTAGCATCTATAACGACTGTCTGTGTAGCACCAGCTGGAGTTACACCATGTATACCTGCTATAAAGCAATTATCTTGTTGGCCATCACCTGTGCCTTGTGTTCCTATTCTAATGGTATTATAATCACCAGCTGTTCCTGTATTTCCAATACAAATATTATCTGAATCATCTGTATTTAAAGAAGATCCTGCGAGGTATCCAAGTACTACGTTATAATCTCCTGTAGTAATACTTGTGAGTATATCAGCACCAACACCAGTATTCTTCTCACCTGTATTAATAGTATTACCTGCATTTCTACCTACACAGGTATTATAATCTCCCGTAGTTGTTGCAGTTAAAGAGGAATGTCCAACTCCGGTATTATACGCACCAGTTGTAATAGATGGTCCTGATAGCTCTCCAAAGAAGCTATTATTTGTTCCATAGTTATGTATAAAGAAAGTGCCACCGGTAGTAATAACACCTTCAGTAAATGCTAGATTAGTTACTGGTAAATTTAAATTACCAGCTGAAATTGTTGCATTACCTGTTGTAACTGTAAGTCCTGTTCCAGCTGTAACAGACCCAGGAAATGAAGGTGATATTAAACTTAGATCTTGGTCGCACATAGTAATAGTACGAGTATTTGCTGTAGTAATTTGGTCACATTCAAAGGCTAATTTTCTAGTATTATCTCCATCATCAGTGACTCTAAATAAATTATCCGCAAATTCAGGACCTACTCCCGTAGCATCTATGGTTATAGATCCGGCAGCATTAGTTATATTTATATTTGTTCCAGCTGTAATAGTAGCTAAAACAGGTGCATTTCCTGTAGATCCAATTGGGATTTGACCATCTGTGGCCACAGCTAGTGGGGTAAGTGCGCCGCCTGCAGCTCCTACAACAAGCGCATTTTGCGTAGCACCTGTAATCTCTCCGGAATCTGTAATATCAAGTGGCAATCCTATAGATACAGATGGATTTATATATATTTGTGACATAACAGCTCCTATACTTTATAACCTATTGAAACAATTATATCACCACTTGTTGGAGCATCTCCGGGAGTATATCTTTTTGCATAAAATGTAGTTCCCTTTGATATAGATATCCCATTAGTAGCATCGTCAATTAGTAAATTGCCGCCGGCTACTATAGCGAAATGATTATTTGTTCCATCAAGACTGATCCAGGCATCTTTATTTGTAGTATTATTAATAATAAATATTCTCGTAGGATGATCTATTGGAGTGCCAATTGCAGAGTACGCATCAACTATTGCACCAAATGCTTTCGTACGTGCTGTTTCGAACCATCCTCGCTTAGGTGCCAGAGCAATATATCCACTCATTATTTACCCTTCTTTTTTTTAGACTTTTTTACAGATTTCTTAACAGATCCACGCTTTGCTGCTTTTGATGCTTCACTCAAAGCTATTGCCAATGCTTGCTTTTTATTTTTAACTTTCTTCTTGCTTTTTCCAATATTGAGTTCACCAGCTTTTGCTTCTTTTAATACTATCTCCATTTTCTTTTTAAATATTTTCTTTTTCTTCCCTTTTTTAGGAACTTTGATCTTTTTCTTGGCCATATTATTCCTTCAAATATAACGTTATATCTAAAGAGTAATATGGCCAAGAATTTTTAAGAAATATTATTTTACATGGCGCCAGGTATTTCCATATTTTATATTGTATATGGTACTACTTCCAACGCCAAAATCTCTTGCTATTTTAGTTGCCATTACTCCTAATTTTAAAAGCTGCTTTATTTTTTTTACTTGCTTTCGCGTAAGAACAGCTTTATTATGATCTTCTTCTTTTGGTTGATTGCCTCTTCCTTTAGACTCTTTATCTAGTACATTATCATGATTCGTACCTAAAAAAAGATGTGATGGGCATGTACATCGAGGATTATCGCAGCGGTGCAACACATGCATTCCTTTTGGAATTTCACCTTTATGTATTATCCATGAAATTCTATGGGCTTTCATAGATTTTGGCTTATATCTACCGCCAATTTTGATTTCAAAATACCCAGTACTACTGATAGTACCTTTAAATTCCCAACATCCATCTTGCCTAATTACTCTACGCTCAAACAATTCTTTCATACGTTGGAATTTTTCTTGTTCAGTAGCATTCTTCCAAAAATCATTCCAACCATAATGACAATCATGACATGTATTTGTAACATATTTTGTAAGCTTTCTTCGATTCTTATAACTATGTGTAAATTTATCTAACTCGAATTTTCTGTTACACTTCTTACATATTTTTGTGTCCATATAATACTCCTATAAAAATTAATAATATCTTCAAGAGTATTATATGGACATTCTTTTTATATGTCAAATATCACCACAATAAAATCCTAGATATTGCCTTAGGCAGCTATTATCCAGAAGGTAACGATGATGTCTCCGTTTAATGCTACGCCTCCATTATTTTGCAAATCTAGTGTAAATGATCCTGCTGCCGGTTTCACTCTTTCTAAAGACATTAAAGCTGCATTTGTTCCAACATTACTTACAGTTG